TAGGTAGTTGCTCTTCTGAAACAAGAGGTATATTTGCCGGCGGAACAACTACTGGTTCTGGCGCTGGTTCAGTAAACACAATCGATTATGTGACTATTGCAGCTACAGGTAACGCTACAGATTTTGGTGATTTAATACAACCTGAATTTGGCGTATTAAGTGTATGGGGCTGTGCCTCCCCCACAAGAGGTGTGTTTGCAGGTGGTAGTAGCAGCGGTGCTGGCGCTTCAAACGTCATTCAATACCTAACAATTGCTACTACAGGTAATACTTTAGACTTTGGTGATTTAACTGATGTAACTACTGTTTGCGCCGTTTCCTCGGCTACCAGAGGTGTGTTTGCGGCTAGCCAAAATGGCTACAATATAATTCAATATATTACCATAGCTACCACTGGAAACACTACAGATTTTGGTGATTTACCAACATCAAGCAATTACTCAATTACTGGCACATCTTCACCAACCCGTGGTTTGTTTATGGGTGGTTTTGGTAGTAGTCAAGCTAACGTAATTAACTATATTACTATTGCTTCAATAGGCGATGCGGCTGACTTTGGCGACCTAATTCTGGGATTATATTCCAGACCCGGGTGCACGTCTAACTGTCACGGTGGTCTTTAATACAGTCTTAACTAAACTTAATTCTCAGTGGATTAAGTTTAGTTTTTAATTTATAATATTTTATATAATTTTTTATAAGGTAACCTATGTCAAATGATTTAATTATTGGTAATATCTCTACAGCTCTCGCTGTTCATCAAAAGCCCGAATACGGGGTGATGCTTAAAAATATTGATGAAAAGCTTCCAGCTGTTATTCGAGATACATCTAACTTTCACAAATCCCATTCCCAGTTCATGCAAGTTACATTAGATGTAACTGCAATTACTCCAATTCGATCGATTAAGCATACACTGGCTGAAGTTGACCGAACACGTTCTGCCTTGCAAGAAGCTTATATTGGTATTCGAAAGAAGCAAATTGAATTAAAGCGTAAGCAATCGGAGTTAGAAAAAGCTACAGACCCATTAGATATAGAATTGTTAGAAGTTGAAATTCTTGAAATAAATGGTCATCTTGAAGGAACTCAAAACCATATTAATGGTGCTTTAAGAAAGATGAATTTCTTGGTTAACCAACATGCCCAGTTATTGGAGGCTGTTGGAAGAAAAGAAATTACAGAAGAAGATTACGAGAAAGAAGAGGCTCGTTACCATATTATGACATGTATGAAGCAGGCCCTTAGTGCAGCACGCTCACGTAATGGTATGATTGATGAAGGTAATCTTATTTACTTATTTGACCTAGGTATTAATGCTGCACAAGCCCAGGCTGAGATGTTTGCATACCTTAATATGGAAAATCAATTAATTGCCAACGGCACTGCCCCCACCCATGAAATGACTATGAAGTGGTTAGAGGCATGCGCAGATAAATGGCAGAGTGATCCAGAGAAATTCGCCCAGCGTCGAGGATTTAGTATTTTTGATAAGTCTAGTTTAACTAATATACTTACCTACGATAAGCCTGAAGAGGAAGTCTAATGCATATCGTTATTGGTACCCCCTGTTACGGGGGCATGATGTGTACAGAATATACACAATCTCTTCTTGATTTGAAAGAAGCATGCCTACAACACAATATTAAACTTACCTGTATCTTTCTAGGTAATGAATCGTTAATTCAGCGGGGTCGCAATACTATTGCCCACCATTTTATGTCAATGCCTGATGCTACTCATCTGATGTTTATAGATGCAGATCAAAAGTTTGTAGCTAATGATATTGCACTTATGATAAAGGCAGATAAGGGTATTATTGGAGGTCCTGTTCCAATGAAGGGTATCAATTGGGATAAGGTTAGACAAGGTGCTATTCTTAACCACCCTAATCTACCTGCTCTTACAGGTATTTTTAATATTAATAAATTAGAAAATCATGAGATGATTGCCCCTAACTTACCGTTTCAAGTTAAGCATATTGGTACGGGATTTATGTTAATACGAAGAGATGTATTTGAAAAGGTTAAACCTCATGTTGGCTGGTACGTCAATGGTGGAGGAACTATAAATACAAATGATAAAATATATGATTATTTTAAAGTTCAGAATGTAAAGAACGAATTACTTTCTGAAGATTATAATTTTTGCCATATGTATCGTGAACACGGAGGAACAGTCTGGGCTGCCCCTTGGTGTGTTCTTGGTCACTTTGGCGCCCACCTTTTTTCCGGGCAATACGCCCAACAAGGAGCTTTAAATGGCACATCACTGCATTAAATATCGTCTAACTGCTGAGGGTACTATCCCTACTTTTCTATGCCTGCATCCTGAAGGGGTGGGAGGCGCCTATGCTGTTGGAGACCCCTCAACACCCAGTCCCCGTGATATGGTTATGATCGGCTTATCAGAGAATGATGATGTAGGTGATGCTGAAATTATTCCTACTAAAGCCGATCTATTGACTTATCTAACAGCTGTTGGATCTAGCTGGACTCAACCTGATCCTACTCAACTCAATATCGCAGATGCTTCAATCCCCTTTGATCCCTCTGCTGCTGCAGATTGGGTCTGGGCTCGAAAGACAGCTCTTGATGCCGCCTAGTATGTAAGTTTAGTTGGACTTGGAATAAATTGAAAAGGACCTTAGGGTCCTTTCCTTATAAATATACCATATAAATTAGGAAAGATACAATGTCTTCACCTTCATCCAGACAAAACCTTATCGATTATTGCCTTCGCTCGCTCGGATTTCCTGTGGTAGAAATTAATGTAGATGATGATCAATTAGAAGATCGTGTTGACGAGGCTATTCAATACTACAGAGACTTTCATTATGATGCTGTTGAATCTGTTTATCTTAAAGAACAAATTACAGCATCCACTTTACAAATTGTTGGCGTTAATGCCGGTAATTTCTCTATTGGTGAAAAGATTACCGGGGCATCTTCTGGAGCTACTACGTTCGTTCATGCCGCTTTTGCTGCCAATAAAGTATATACAAAGAATACATCTGGTACCTTCACTGCCGGTGAAACAATAACCGGTGCCAGTTCTGGTACGTCTGCCGTTGTGTCCTCTATGACACTTGGTAACTTTGACAACAAATACGTTACTTTAAATGATTCAGTATTAAGTGTTGTAAGAACATTACCGTTATCAAGTAGATCTAATAGCATCAGCTTCTTTGATGCCAAGTATCAGTTGCTACTTAACAATATTCAGTCTTTAACAAATACCGATATTCAGTATTATACAATGTTAAAGATGCATATTAATTTGATTAACGACCTAATGACAGGACAAAAGCCAATTAGGTTTAATCGGCATATGAACAGGTTGTATATTGACTTAACCTGGGGCGACGGCGGGGATTTAGCCATCGGAGATTATATCATCATTGAAGCATTCAGTACTCTAGATCCTGATACGTATACCGATGTATACAACGATGGTTTCTTAAAGAGATACACTACTGCATTAATCAAGCGTCAATGGGGTGTTAATCTTAAGAAATTTGAAGGCGTTCAATTACCAGGTGGTGTAACGTTAAACGGTCAAAAGATCTTTGATGAAGCGATGGAAGAGATAAAGGAGTTAAGAGATGAAGTTAAATCTACTTACGAACTCCCTGTGGACTTTTTTACAGGTTGAGAATGTTTATAGCTTATCTCATCAGCCCACATATGGATTATACCATCAAGGCAACAACTAATCCACGTGGATATACCGAATAATGGCAACCAACTTTTATTTTCAATCTGGTATACCTGGAGGTAGATCTTCAGAGCAATTGCTTATGGAAGATATTGTGATAGAGTGTCTCAAAATATACGGATTTGATATCCTTTACTTACCTCGTCATGCTATGAATGAAGATAAGATTTTGGGTGAAGATATACTTAACAAGTACACATCTGCATACCCATTAGAGATGTACATGCAGAACGTTACCGGGTTTGAAGGTGATGGGGATCTGATGACTAAGTTTGGAGTCGAGATTCGAGATACTGCTACCTTTATTGTAGCTAGAAGAAGATGGGATGAGGTAATTGCAAGATCTGGAGATGCCGTTTTGACTACAAGACCGGCCGAAGGTGATGTAATTTACTTTCCATTGACTAAAGCATTCTTTGAAATTAAGAAAGTTGATGCAACCGATCCATTTTTCCAAGTTGGTAAGTTATACGTTTATAAACTCCAATGTGAGTTGATGCAATACTCTTCTGAGGTCTTTGATACTGGAATATCGGAGATAGATGGTATTGCCGCAGATAAGTCAGCCGACATTAACGCGTTTAATTTGTTACTTGAAACTGGTTCAAGAGCGTTGCTAGAAGAATATAGCCCAGCCGGTATTATTCTTCAATCTTATAACATAGGAACAATCTTTCCTAATACAGATAATGAAGACTTTAAAGGTGAGATTTCTGTATTAGATTTCTCCGAGCATAACCCATTCGGAGAAATAAGTGTTTAATAATAAATTTTATTGGGGAACAATACGAAAGTCAATCGTGGCTTTTGGTAATATGTTTAATAACATTCATATAGATAGATTAGATTCTGGTGGTAATATTACCCAGACCCTTCGTGTTCCTTTGTCATATTCTCCTAAGCAAAAATTCTTAGCTAGAATTGCCGCTCAACCTCAATCATTTGAACAGAGTTTTGAGACCTACCTTCCAAGACTAGGTTTCGAAATGATGAGTCTGGCTTATGATCCAGCAAGAAGAGTAAGTTTGGTTCAGCAGAATAGAGCACTGAATGGTACATCTACCACATCTTTGAATGCTCAGTATGCACCTACCCCCTATAACATTGCTATGACTTTGTATGCTTATACAAAGAATCAAGATGATGGATTACAGATTATTGAACAAATACTACCTTACTTTAATCCAGATTATAACTTAACACTAAACGCAATCCCAGCAATGGGAATTAAAAACGACCTACCTATTATCTTAGACAATATATCTTATGAAGATGAGTATGAAGGTGATTTCTCTCAGAGAAGAGCAATCATTTGGACACTCAACTTCACAATGAAACTTAACTTTTACGGTCCAGTCAACAGACAGGGCATTATTAAATCTACAAACGTTAATACATTTTCAGACCCCGCGCTATCTAATAAACAATCTTCATACACCGCAACAGTTAACCCTAACACAGCCGTTCCTGGTGACAGTATTGGTATTA